TTCAAAGATGATCATTTTCAATACAATTGCTTTAATTGCGGTTTTAAAACTGGTTGGAGTGAAGGTAAACGTATAGGTGGAAAATTAACAAGTTTGTTAAAAACATTTGGTGTAGATGAAGCAGATATACAAAGAGTTAATCTTGAACTGTTAAGAGAAGAAGACAGTAAAGATATAAGCAAACAATTTATAAAACAAGAAAAAGAAACTAAAATTAAAATACAATGGGAAAGTGCAGAACTCCCTCCTAAAAGCTACAAAATTGGAAATTACCCATTGGATACATTGAATAAAAAACAATTGGAGCAATTGGCACTAGCATGCACATATATAATGAAACGTGGCTTAGATTTCCATGAACATTGGTATTGGTCACCATTTATGCATTTTAGTAATAGAGTGATACTGCCGTTTTTTTACAAAGGTGTAATAGTTGGATATACTGCACGTTGGGTTGGAGACGAAAGACCGGATAATATGCCTAAATATTTCAATCAAATGCCTAAAAATTTTGTTTATAATTTAGATGCACAATTTAAACATGATACAGTCATAGTTACAGAAGGACAATTTGATGCACTACAAGCTGGGGGAGTAGCACTAGCAGGTAATACTCCAAATAATATACAGTGCAGTATTATCGAAGACTTAGATAAAAATATCGTGTTTTTGCCTGATTTTGATAAATCAGGTATGGATACTGTAAATACAGCTATTAGACGAGGATGGGCTGTTAGTTTTCCTCCTTGGGAAGAAGATATCAAAGATGCTAGTGACGCAGTAATAAGATACGGAAGACTATTCACTGTAAAAAGTATTTTAGAAAGTATAGAAACAAATGGCACAAAAATTAAAATACTTGCCAAAAGTAGATGTAAATAATAAAGTTTTTTGTATGGCTCCTTTTGTGCATATGTATATAACACCCAGTGAAATAGAAGAAAAAATTTGTTGTCAAGCACAACCACATTCTTTATTAACAGCAAACTTCAATCTAAAAAGTAGATGGACTGGTAGTAAAATACAAAGTATTAGACAACAAATGGCTGATAATTTTGAAGTAGCCACTGGTGAAATTGCACACTTATGTTCACGGTGTATCGAACAAGAAAGAAGAGGAGACAAAAGTGATAGAATTATGTACAAAGAAAAATATGATTATGTCAAACCTGATATAATTAAAGGCAATAGTTTTGGAAGTCCTTTAGATTTAGATTTGAGACCAAGTAACTTATGTAATTTACAATGTAGAATGTGTAATAGTAGTTTTAGTTCTCAAATTCAAAAAGAGATATCCAAGTCCAATGGATTGATAGACTTTATGGGACAAGTTGAAATTAATGTTGCAGATTGGTTTACAGATGAAAACATAAAATTTTTATTAAAAAATCTTCACAAAGGTGAATGGACTAGAATAAAGTTTTTAGGTGGCGAACCTACTATTATGCCAGAGGTACATCGTATTTTAGACTTGTTAATTGAACAAAAACTTACCCATGTATGTATTGCTATTACAACAAATCTGACAAATGTAAACAAAGAGTTTTTGAATAAACTTGCAAAGTTTGAAGAAATTACAGTACAATATAGTATCGATGGCATTGGAAAAACAGTTGAATATATAAGGTATCCGGTTAGTTGGAATAGTATTCAAACAAATATTAAAAAATGGCTGGACATATGCCCACAATGGTCCGGAATAAATTTTACATTACAAGCATATAATTTACACAACATGAAAGATTTAATTGCTTGGGCAGATAGTATAGGAGTTGGATATCTTATCAACATGGTATGGTCTCCTTGGGACAATATTTACGTTTTACCTTATGAATACAGAAAAAAGTATCTCGAAGATATAAATTTAAATATCACAAATGATATCTTGCAAGATACAAAACAAGATAGTATAATAAACTTTGTAAGGAATACTAAGATCATAGATAAGAGTAGAAAACAACATATAAAAAATTACATTCCAGAACTGTGGGAAGTAATAAGTGAAGATTATCTTGCTTTACAAATATAAAGGATTATTATGAGCGAAGATTATAGCACAGATTTACAAAAGTTGTATATAGAGTTCTTGTTGGCTGACAAGGATTTATTTGTGCGTTGTAATGCTATTTTAAATAGTAGCTATTTTGACAGACAATTTAGAGATACTGTAGAATTTATACAAAAACATGTTGAAGAATACAGTGATGTTCCTATGTTAGATCAAGTGCGAGCTGTTAGTGGTGTAGATGTACAAGATGTAAAAGACAGAGTAAATGATGAACATAGAAACTGGTTTATGGATAACTTTGAACAGTTCTGTAGACACAAAGCATTAGAAGGTGCAATACTTGCAAGTGCTGATAAACTAGAACGCAAAGAGTATGGAACTGTAGAAGGTTTAATTAAACAAGCAGTTGAGATAGGACTAGCAAAAGACTTTGGTACAGACTATTGGGAAGATCCAGCAGGACGTATACAAGCAATAAAAGATAATCGAGGACAGAATACAACTGGTTGGGAAACATTTGATAGAGTATTGTATGGTGGTTTTAATACAGGCGAACTGAATATATTTGCAGGTGGTTCGGGTAGTGGTAAAAGTTTGTTTATGCAGAACTTGGCATTGAATTGGGCATTACAGGGCAAGAACGTAGTATATATTAGTTTAGAACTTAGTGAAGAACTTTGTGCTATGCGACTGGATGCTATGCTTACTGGCATGGGTACAAAAGAAGTAATGAAAAATACAGATGATGTTGCACTAAGAGTACGCATGGCAAGTAAAAAAGCTGGTGGTTTACAAATTGTACAAATGAAAAACGGCTGTACAGTAAATGATATAAGAGCTTATTTAAAAGAGTTTCAAATACAGAATGAAGTAAAAGTAGATGCATTGTTAGTAGACTATTTAGATTTAATGATGCCAGTAACAGTAAAAGTAAATCCAAGCGATCAATTTATAAAAGATAAATTTGTAAGTGAAGAATTGCGTAACCTAGCAATTGAATTGGGCATATTGTTCGTAACTGCTTCGCAGTTGAATAGAAGTGCAGTTGACGAAATAGAATTTGATCACAGCCATATTGCAGGAGGTATTAGTAAAATTAATACAGCAGATAATCTTATTGGTATCTTTAGCAGTAGAGCAATGCGTGAACGTGGTCGTGTACAAATACAATTTATGAAAACACGTAGTAGTAGTGGTGTTGGTAGTAAATTGGATCTTGCTTTTAATATGGACAGTTTGAGAATCACAGACTTAGACGAAAGTGAGCAAGAAGATGATGGTGGTGTAACCAGTATCTATCAAAAGTTAAAAACTAAAAGCACTGTAGCACCAGCAGGTGAAACAGTAACTGAAAACAATATGGATGCAGATCCAAAAATTGATGCAACTGATAGACTAAAAAGTTTATTGAGAAAGAGCGAATAGTGATAAGACTAGCAACAAAACAAGAATTAAAACATATAGAAAAAGACCCAGTACGACCTCATATTAGTAAAGAATGGAGGACACGCAGTGGAAGAGAAGTGTACGTTCTTATACGTGATGACGAAATTGCGGCAGTAATCTGTGTCGCATTTATGGATGAAGTACCAGCCAGTGAGAATGATATGAAATGGATTGGTGTTAGTACTGCTGTATTTTATACAGTTTGGAGTTATAAGCCAGGTGCAGGAAGGGAAATAGTAAACGGAGTAGCTGAATTAATTAAAAAACAGAGACCATATGTAAAAAGATTTGTTACACTTAGTCCATTAACAGAAATGGCTAGAAAGTTTCATATAAAAAATGGAGCAAAGCTAATCGCTAAACATCATGATTGTCAAAATTTTGAATACTTTATGAGCTGAAGCAAAGGTGCAGTGTACCTTATCTTTTATCTAATTATGATTCTGAACTACAAACACGTTAATTTAAATGAGTCATTAATATGAGCCTTAGTTGAGCCTGTGTGTTGTGCTTGCATGCCATTGATGATTGTTAGCTCTTATTATTAATGGGTCCTATGTTGAGAATCAATTACTCTGCAACTGCCATAAGTGCTAGTCACCAATGCTCCAGCAACAATATTTACTAAATACTACTAAGATGAAGCGGAAAACGAGATCAATATTGGAAGAAATTAATGCTATGTCGCCCAAACGTGACAAGAAGCAGATTGTCGAGTCTAATGCACAACAAGTAATAGTTACAGCTATAAATCTTATCAATCTAATTAACGAAAGTTTTGATGTAGAAACTGCGGCAGATTTAAATAAACGTTTAATTAATAGCATTAGAACCAGAGATCCACGTAAGTTTCAAAGAGGTATTGGTAAAGTAAATGAAGATAAAAGACATAATAGGCGGTAGTAAAAAAAGAAAAAAACGTGGTAGCCGTATAGCAAGATTAATTGGAGACAGTTTACACAAACCATTACGTGAAGGTGGTAAAATTTTTCCCAATGCCATTCCATTTGATCACTCAATGATTCCAGAGATAATGAAAACTATTAATACTGTGTTAGCTAAAACTAATACAAAAGCAATTCCTATTGGCAGTGGTGCTACTCCAACAAAAGGTAAAGTCAGCGGAGATTTAGATATGATTGTTGATCTAGCTGATTTACAAAAAGCATTTAACATGCCAGACGAAGAAGCAAAAGTTATTAGAAAAAAACTTAGGCAACAATTTGATCTAGCAGGACTTAAAACAGCACAAAGTGGAACTAGTGTGCATGTAGAAGTACCAATGTCAGATCATACACATCAAGTTGATATTATGGTTGTTGCAAATGCAGAAACAGCAAGTAAGTTCCATACCCACAATATTCCAGCAGGTAGCAAATTTAAAGGTGTTAACAAAATGATTACTATTGCTAAACTTGCCAAAGACAAAGGAATGAAGTGGTCACCTTACAAAGGACTTGTCAATAGAGATACCGATGAATTGATATCTAGCGATTTAGATGATATAGCCAAAAGATTAATTAGCCCTAATGCCTCAGGAAAAGATTTAGGCAGTGTAGAAAGTATTCTTTCAGCATTGGGTAAAGAAGCAGGTGATGCATTATTGGCAGATTTACGCAGTGATCCAAATTGGAAAGAACTTGACTAATGAGACTTCATCACTTACTTGAAAATCAATTGTGGAACAATTTAATGACACAAAACAAAGGTGTATTTTATCGTGGCACAGCTGGTGAAGGAAAAGGCACTGGACTTGGTGCCTTAGGTAACGGAGTATATCTCACTTGGACAGAAGGTATGGCAAAAGCATTTGCCCAGCATGTTGGTGGCGAAGTAAAAAAGTATAAAGTAAAACCAGGACTTAAAATGGCTGATGCACAAGGACCTGAGGTTGCAAAGATTAAAAAGTCAATGGGATATGAGCCTTGGGAATACGGTGATGACCCAATGTATGGTGGCATGATGACCATGGAACTACAAGACCAAGGGTTTGATGGAGCAGTTAGTGATAAGCCAGCAGACGGTATTGTAATTTTTGATCCAAATAATATAGAGGAAATAGAATGAAAGCTACTGAATTCCTCACAGAATCTACACAAAAAGGTAGAGAATACAATCACCTAGAAGATTTAGTCACATTCGAAGGAAGCAAAGGCGCACTAAAGGCGGCTGAAATATTAACAAGACTAGGACAAGATTCTAAAGACGTTAGCATCAAGTGGGACGGCAATCCAACATTGTTTTGGGGTCGTGAGCCAGATGGTACTTTTGTCATGACTGGTAAAAATGGTTGGGGTAGAAATAAAACTACAAGCAGTGACGGCTTGCGTGATTTTATTATGAGTACAGGAAAAGGTGAAGACTGGAGACAGGACTTTGCTAACAGTATGGGCAATATATTTGATATCCTAGAAGCAAATACACCACAGGATATGCAAGGTTATATATATGGAGATTTATTATACTATCCAAGCAGACCATTTACAAACACTGATTCAGGAATACAGTTTAAACCAAATAATGTAACCTATACAGTTGACCCAAAAAGTAAATTAGGACAACGTATTGCAGGTAGTCAATTGGGTATTGTTGCACATACCTATCATGACGCATTTGGAGACAAACAAGGCACACCTATAAAAGACACCAACAGTGTAAACAGTAATTCAGTAGTAGTATTAGGACAAACATATGTAACACATCAACCCAAAGTTGATACAAGTGCAGTTCAAGATATAGTTTCAACGGCAAATGCGAACGCACAAATAATAAACAATTGGTTAGCGCCGGAGCAGGGACTGAGTAGAAAAGATTTAATACTCTATAACTATGTTAACCAAATGACCAAACAAGGTAAGTTAGATCAACTCAGGACAGGATTTTTTGATTGGCTAAAAACCAGTAAGGTCAGTAAAGGACAACAAGCAAAACTTATGGCAGGTGATACAAAGGGCTTGGATGCAATAATGGATCTGGTTGTAAAAATACAAACAGTAAAAAATAATATAATAGATCAACTGGATAATGCAGGTGCTGATGTAACAGCAAGTACAGATGGTGAAAGAGGTGGAGAAGGTTATGTCGCTACTAGGGATAAAATAAAACTAGTACCAAGACATAGATGGAAACCAAACTAAGGTAAATATTAGTATGACAAAACAATATGAATTTATATCAGAACTAAATGAAAGCAGAATGTTTCGCACAAAAAATCGTGTTGAAGGTACAGATGCTAGAGACATGGCAGATCTTGCATTCATGAATATGATAGCATTGTATATACTTTACAACGAAAACGACTTTGCTGTCGCCGCAAAAGGCTATGCAAATAGAACTATGAGATACGGCGGGCAATTTAGATATATGCAAGGTGGCACAGACTTACACATTGCACTCAGCAGTTTAAAGAACAACATGACAGACGCTGGTGAAAAGAATCAAATACAACTGTCACGTATAACATTGCCAGAGTTACAAATTAAACAATTCTTAAATAATATGAAAATGGGTAGACCTGTAATCGCTCCTCAGGCTTTCTTTTTAAGATTGGAAAGAGGACTGAATATACAAAATTCAAACTACAGAAGCATTAGAAGATTAGCACAAGATTGGCCCAGATTAAACAACATGCAAAAACAGCTTGTAATTACAAGAATGTTACAGTATTTTAGGACAAGAGCTTTAAGAAGTGAACTTTACAGTTTTATCAGGGATATGTCACGCAGTCAAGGATTAGAAGTGAAAAATGCACACAATGCAGAAACTCCTAAAATGAGAGGTAGTGATACAATGGCTAGATTTGCGGCTATGGGTGCGGCGGCTGTGGGTGGTTACTATTTGGGTAAATCATTAGGAAGAGGGGCTGTATCCAAAGGTGCAACTGGAGAATTTGCTTCTGATGCAAAACCGTTTTAATGATACAGTTTACAGCATTTACACTAGTCGATATTACTAACACGCAAAAATACGTCAATAATAGTGATAACAGTTGTATGTTTTTGCAACAACAAAATCTAAATACACTTATACAAACTATTAGTTTACGTAGTCAGCCAATGAATCCTAAAGTAAATACAATTCTAGCACAAGATATAGCGAATTATGAGTTTGGAAATGGGTATAAAGGACTACATACAGTATGGCGTTTAGACTTTAGTATAGAGCATAGTAATGTCTTTGCTAACAATGACGATAAAACTTTCTATCTAAAAAATGACAGTGATGGTGTTGCAATTTATACAAAGTTAGAAGAAACTGCTGAAATAAACAGTAAGGTATTTGAAACAATTAATAAAAAATTAGTAAACCTGTATTTTAAATTCACACTCTAGGTCATAAATACTACGTAGGCAACAATTTAGGCACAAAAAATCAGGCAAACATATATAGAAGCAAATAAAAATATTGCATTAGCACAGAAAAGCTGAACTATGTCAACCACAGATTTAGAACGAACAAATTTAGAGGCCCATGTTGATCTTTGTGCAGAAAGGTACAAGGGGTTGGAAACACGTTTGGAAAACGTCGAAAAAGCAGTGAAGGATCTCCATCAGGAGATGCGAAGAATGCACGACGAAAGTATGAAAAATCATCAGTCTAGTAATAGAATACTACTAGGTTCTGCCGCTACAGTATTGGCTGGTATATTATCAACCATCATCGTTCTATTGATGAGTTAACTTTCCTTATAAATATACATATGAACTTAAATGAATTGGATATCAGTAATGTGGTTGAAGCACAGCTAGTTTGGGCAAGAAAAGGAACCAATCTAGTTAGAAAATTTCGTTGTGTAGTAGGCAGACGTGCAGGTAGATTGGTTAGTAAAGCCAGTCAATGTAGTGCACCACTTGATATTAAAAAACGTTTAACGCTTAAAAAAACAAAAGCTAGAATGGGCAAGCGTATGGCTCGTAAAGCTCAAAGAACAAAAAAATTTAATCCAGCAAGTAAAGCACTTAAAAGATTAAATAGGCCTAGGAGACGATAATGTTAATAAGGGAAGTAATCGATAAAGTAGATGAAAGATATGGTATGTCCAGAGGCGGTGGTGCTATGCAAAGAAGCTACATGGATCAACAAAAAAACGCAAACAAACGTATTAATAACAGAACCGCAGATGCAAGCAGAGAAGCTCAAATTGATGCAATGGCAAAAAATAGAAGAGCTAATCGTTTAGCAAGAAAGATTCCTACAGGATTACCTACTAGATTACTTAATCCACAACAAGCACAAGCACCACAAGGATAAAAAAATGAGAGCATTTATAACAAAAGGCGGAATTCATACTTGGATCAATACTAGAGAAAACAAATTCATTGAACAACATTTCAATGATAAAACTCTATTAGAACAGGAAGAACTATCAGATAGGGACAAATATATTGCACAAACACTTGTAGGCAGAGGGATATTAGTAAAAAAAATACGTGAAGGTGCAATCAAATATACACTTAACACAAATAAAATGGTGAGCTAAATGGACAAAGATACAAAAGCAATGCATGATATTTTAAGTAAGTTACAAGGAGTTAACAAGACTACAAAAATTGTAGCTGAACGTGCAGAAAATGATATTGATTTACAAATGGCATTGACACAAAAAATTACAGATACCAGTGTAAGTGTACAAAACTATAAAATTGATATTATACTTGAAAACTTTGCAGGAAAGCAAAAACGATTTTACAATATTTGTGAAAAAGATAAAATTTTACACAGAGACATTGCTTTATTTGAAACAGCAATGGGTATTGTGAAAAATCTAATATTAAACAAGCATAACAAAGTTGACGCACTTTTAAATGCTGATTTAGAATATAACAATGCTTTGTACGAAGTTTATATGTACAAAACAAAAGCAAGAAATTCAATTAACGAAGATGTGATGCTAGCTAAAATGAGTGCGGCACAAAATCGCTTGCAAGACGCAAAAAGAAAAATATTACAAAAACTATAAATACATATAGAAGAACGGGATTAAAAAAATGCACTTAAACGATTTAAATTCAGTACAACACAATGTTAAAAAGTTGAATCGTGTTTTAGCAGATACTTTCAATCACGAGATTGATTTGTCTGAAATGACTACAGATTCACTTAACAGAATGTTGTCCACAACAAAAAATAAAATGGAAGCTATTAAAGAAAGTGACCTTAAGTATTGGGAAAATCCACAATACAACAAACTAGGACTTATTGCACATTCTATAAAAGAATATTTGTCAGAAATTGCACCAGCTAGAGCAGATGGTAAGAAAATGAAGACAAAAGAAAGTGTAGTAATGGAGGACGAATTAGAACAAGCGGAGGTATTATTAGCCGCTCAAGAATTAGTAGACGAATTACAAGGCATGGTTGAAGATGTAGCAGAAATGCAAGTACAAAAATTAATGCCCATTGTTGATGCTATGAAAGAACAAGTTGGTTTCGAACAAGCAGAAGCATACAATAATGCCGCAGATGCCGCACTTGGCTCATTACTTGATGCAGTAAAAACAGCAAAAGAAGGCGTAGAAAATGCAACTTTGGTTGCTAGAGGAGACGCTCCTGCACAGCCTATGTCAACTGATATGGCAATGGATGCACCCGGCGATGACGAACCAGCTGAACTTGATGACATTGAAGGCGCAGATGAATTTGGTGGTGATGATGCGGCGGCAGGTGAAGATAACACAATTGGTAGAGAGCTTAAAGGCGAAAGTGCTTTAGCAGATATGGAGGGTAAAGCATTAGCCGAAAAAAAGTTTCTAGAGAGTAAAGACAGGCTCTTTAAAATGGTTGAGAGTGGCAAAATGTCACAAGAACATTTTATAAATGTAGTTAGTGAACTGGGTGTACCAGGGAAAGGATTTTTTGTTCCTGGTAGTAAAAGGAAACCAGTGCCAATGCCTACTCCGCCAATGCGTAGAGGACCACAAGGTGGTATCTTAGATAAACCTGATATGACCCCTGCTGATATTATGAAAGCGTTTGATCAAGATAAACCAACTGGTGAGATTGATATTGATGTATATAAAAAGCCGAAATTGGGCATGAGAATGAGACCAATGGGACAAAAGTAAATGTTAATACACGAAGTTTTAATTGAAGATCAATCAAACATTGTAAATGACTTAGAAGAACTAATTACTAGGGCAAAAGCCAATGGAAAAATGAAGATCCCTACAAATATAATTTTAGCAAAACTTCGTGGTATGGGATACAGCGTCTCAATTGATAGTTTATTAGACTTACTAGCCAAGATTACTAGTGTTGGAAGTAGTAATAAAAAAGATGTAACTTTGGATACAGTATTACCCCGTTCTAATACTGCACCCGAAGATAAAACTGTCAAAAAAATGGCACAAAAACAAATTAGCAAGGATGATTCACTGTGACCTATGCAATTAACAAAACAGAAGCTAGAACCATAGCAAGAGCTGATCTTACTATATTCAATGAAACGCAAGCACTTATGAAACAGGTTATCACAGATGCAGGAAATGGATTATATGAAACCACAATTACAGATGGTACAACAATGACAGAATCAACACCAACAATTACAATTACTGGTACTGTGGCTAATCCAACTGTTAGTTCATTAGAGACTGTAATACTTGGTGGACAAACAGTTATACTAGGCCCTAGTGGAACAAATTTAAATGCAGTGATAGCTGATATCAATGATGCAAATGTATCAGGATTAGTAGCTAGTAAGAACGCCGCCAATAATCTTGTGCTAACATATACTGCACCAGCGGCAACTACATGGACATTTGTTTTAGGAGCAGGTACAGCAAATACTAACTTAGGACTTACTGCCCAAACATATACTGCAAGCAATCCTGACAGTGTCACATATTATAATGTATGGTCAGGCACTACAGCAGATAGAGTAAAAACTGATCAAATGAATCAAGTGATTAAATATTTTCAAAATCTTGGATACACAATCGAAAGATTGAAGAACACAACTACAAATAAAAATTTAAAGTGGGTTATTAGCTATTGACAACTGTTATATCTAGTGTTATTGTAACACATGTTGAAAATTACATCACCCTATCCTTATAAAGAATTTAAAAGAAAGAGTGTAAATGGCAAACGTTTATATGAAAATCCGTATGGCGATCCAGTTCCTAGTGTGACCACTATCCTGGATAAGACTAAGCCCAAGGAAAAAAGAGAAGCCCTCAACCGTTGGAAGAAAAGAGTTGGCGAAGCAAATGCTCAAAGGATAGTTACAGAAGCCGCCAATGTTGGCACAATTATGCATAACATATTGGAGCATTGGGTTAAAAACGAAGAGTACGAAGGCGACAGTATATTGCAAGCAAAGATGATGGCAGATACTGTAAAACAAAACATTGAAGCTGACATAGAAGAAGTTTGGGGTAGTGAAGTAAATCTATGTTATCCACAACTTTATGCAGGAACAACAGATTTAGTTGGTGTGTATAAAGGTGAGCCACACATCATGGATTTTAAACAAACCAATAAACCTAAAAAACGTGAATGGATTGACGACTACTTTATGCAAGCCGCGGCATATGGTATGGCCCATAACGAAGTATTCGAAACAAAAATTCAGCGATCAGCAATTTTTATGTGCAGTAGAGAATGTGAGTTTCAACTGTTTGAAGTAGGTCCAGATGAATTTGAACAATGGACGGAAAAATGGGCAAAACGTGTGGAAGAGTTTTATAACTTGTCATAAATACTGTATCAGGAGTAAAAAATGGCAACAACAAGAGTAAGTAAAATAAAAGTAAGACAAGGTAATTTTTCTGATTTACCTATGTTAGATCCAGGTGAAATTGGATATGCAACAGATGTAAGAAGACTGTTTATTGGTAATCCGTCTGTAAGCATTGGAACAGGTAATGGAGTATTGACACAATTTACTATACCATTATCACTTAGTAAACCAAATATTGTTGCTATAAGTGTAGCAGGTACTCAACAAAGTGCATCTAACTATACTATTTCTGGTACAACAATTACGTTTGCAAGTGCACCAACTGGTGCTATTACAGCAAATTTTAATAGCGAAATTGATATCATAAGTGATGTAACACTTCCTAGTAGTATTGAACTAGCCGCCAATGGTAGTAATGCAGATACAGGATTTCAAGTTGATACAACACTTTACAATTTAGTGATAATGGATTATTCATTGGAAAGTACAAGCGGTGTAAGAATGGGACAAATAAGATTTGGAACTGACACAAGTGCAAGCACTAGTACAATTGATGATAACTTCACTGAAACTGCCGCCGTAGGAATTACTTTTAGTGTAGACATTGCAACTGCAAATACTATGAAACTAAAGTATACTGACGCTGATAACAAAATTTGTAAATTTAAATATACGTATCAACTTTGGAACAGCAATTAATAAATGGTGCTTGGTACGAAGCTCCTAGTATTCGGCTGAGCAAGTGGAGAAATTTTAGAAAGAGTTTGGACACTCAAAATACATTAGAGGTGTGTCAAACTGTAGTAGATTGGTGGAAGATGGCTCCTTTGAGTAGCATGACTATTGATCCTGTAGATAGTGACACCTGGCCTACGCCGTGGGAAATGTTACACAGTGGAGATTTTTGTGAAAATAGTTTAGCTTTAGGTATGAGCTATACTATTTTCTATGCAAATGAAAACATACCTAATGAATTAATCTTTATTACATGTAGGGAGAACAGTACACAAAAATTATGTTCATGGATTGATAATAAGTATCTGCTTAATTACGAACACGGAGGTATAAGTACACTACCAACCGAAAATATATCAATAAGTTTTCAGAAGAAGATTGCAGATGTTATAGTATCTTGATACATTTTTTGTGGCTAGCTTGTTAAAAACAACGAAGGTAAATAATGAGCGAAAAACATACACCAGACATCCTCGTCTATAACTCGGAAAATTATGCAAAATAAAAACAAGGAGAGAGCATGGCTAGATTAAACAATCACTTACCAACATTATATCAAGAGTTTATCCACCTTAGTAGATATTCTAGATGGCTAGAAGACAAAGGCAGAAGAGAAACTTGGGGAGAAACAATTGATAGATACTTCAATTTTTTTGAAGAGCATCTAATGGAGATGCATGAATATAAATTAGATTCAAAATTGCGTAGAAGATTAGAAGAAGCAGTTTTAGAATGTAAAATTATGCCTTCAATGCGTTGTCTAATGACAGCAGGTGAAGCATTAAAAAGAGAAAATATAGCAGGATACAATTGTTCGTATGTTGCAGTCAACCGAGTACAAGCATTTGACGAAATACTATATGTATTAATGAATGGAACTGGTGTAGGCTTTAGTGTAGAAAGACAAGAAGTAGCACAACTTCCTGTAGTAGCTGAAGAATTTTTCCATAGTGATACATGCATACAAGTAGCAGACAGCAAACTAGGATGGGCAAAAGCACTTAAAGAACTTATAGCCATGCTTTATAGTGGACAAATACCAAGTTGGGATCTAAGCAAAGTAAGACCAGCAGGCGCACCATTAAAAACTTTTGGTGGTAGAGCATCTGGACCAGATCCACTTGATAGCTTGTTCAAATTTGTTGTAGCAACATTTCAAAGTTCAAACGGAAGAAAACTTTCATCATTAGAATGCCACGATATTGTGTGTAAAATTGCAGAAATCGTAGTAGTTGGTGGTGTAAGAAGATCAGCTTTGATCTCGCTATCAAACTTGTCTGACGACAGAATGAGACATGCAAAAGCTGGACAGTGGTGGGAGCAAAACGCACAGCGAGCTCTTGCAAACAATTCAGCCGCATATACAGAAAAGCCAGACATTGGTATTTTTATGGACGAATGGAAAGCCCTGTATGATTCAAAGTCAGGCGAAAGAGGAATCTTCAACAGAGAGTCAGCAACTGCACAAGCCAAAAGAAATGGACGCAGAGATACAGAAGGTCAATCATTTGGAACCAATCCATGTAGTGAAATTATTTTGCGTGACAGAGAATTCTGTAATCTATCAGAAGTTGTGATCCGTGAAAATGACACAGAAGAAACACTACTGGAAAAAGTAGAACTAGCAACTATACTAGGCACACTACAATCTACACTAACAAACTTCAAATATCTAAGCAAGCATTGGAAAGCCAATTGTGCAGAAGAAAGATTGTTGGGTGTTAGTTTGACTGGTATTATGGATTCTCCATTGACCAGCAACAAAAACAAAAACTTGGAAAGTTTACTTGTGAAGCTGAAAGAAAAAGCAGTAGCAACAAATGAAAAACTTGCTAAGAAGATTGGTATTCCTGTAAGTGCCGCGATTACTTGTGTAAAGCCAAGTGGTACAGTATCTCAGCTTACAGATGCCGCAAGTGGTATTCATGCTAGACACAACGAATACTATATTAGAACTGTACGTGGTGACAAAAAAGATCCACTTACAATGTATATGGAAGAAGCAGGATTCCCAATTGAAGATGATGTAATGAATCCTAATCACACCTCAGTGTTTAGTTTCCCAATGAAAGTTGATAAAAAAGCAACATTTAGAACTGACATGACTGCTATTGAGCAACTAGAACATTGGTTAGCATATCAAAAGCATTGGTGTGAACATAAACCATCTGTTACTATTTCAGTAAAAGAAAATGAATGGATGGAAGTAGGAGCATGGGTATATGCAAACTTTGATTGGATGTCAGGAGTAAGTTTCTTACCATTTAGTGAGCATACATACAAGCAAGCACCATATCAGGATTGTACAGAACAAGAGTACAAAGATCTAAAAGCAAAAATGCCTAAAGAAGTTGATTGGGCTCTGCTTGCAAAATATGAAACACAAGATATGACTGTTGGTTCACAAGAACTAGCATGTGTAGCAGGTGGATGCGAAATATGATAACAGTTTATAGTAAGCCATTATGCGGGTATTGTGATATGGCTAAACAATGGCTTACTAAACATGAAATTGAATTTGAAGAAATTAGAGTGGATACTAATCAAGAAGCCAGACAATTTCTATTAGATCAAGGTCATAAAATGATTCCTCAAATTTATTTCAATGGTAAATTACTAGTAGAGGGCGGCGGGCAAGCACTTGTCCGCATGGACCCTAACCAAATAAAAAAACTCGTAGGAGAAATTAAAGATGTTGATAACATCCAATTATAAAAAAGGCGATACTGTTTGCATTAAGGTAAGCACAGGTGAAGAAATAGTAGCAAGATTTGAATCTGGTGAACCAGCAAATATTAGTGGTGATATGGGAGATATACAAGTTGTAAAACCTTGTGTAATTACTCTTAATCCACAAAACGGACAAGCAATGCTTATCCCATGGCTAATGAGCATAGACACAGCCAGCAGTGATCCAGTTACAATTAAAAAAGACCATATTGTAACAACTAATAAACCAAATAAAAGCCTAGCAGATGCTTACATACAGAGCACTACAGGCATTGCACCTGCATCAGCAAACACAAATTTTAAACTATAAATAGTTGTATGACAAACTTTGTACACAGGCAAGGAGATAGCCGTTCGTGTGGCGCTAGTACTGTAACACGAATTACAAACGTTCGTGTGAACAATATGTTTATAAGTGTTGACGGTGATACAAACACACACGGCGGTGGATCTTTAAAAGCAAGCGTAACAACAGGAAAAACTAGAGCAGGTGGAATTCCTATTGTAATAAATGGAGATAGTGCTAGTCCAGATGCTTTATGTCCTATTCCAGGTGGACCACATTGTAATCCTAAAGCAAGTAGTGCTAGTCCTAATGTCAGAGCTGGCGGAGGGTAAACAGTAAAATGAGCTATAAAGATTTCCCCCAGGGTCTTACAGATCTCAATCAGTATTTAGATGCTAGACATCACATAAGTGGTACAACAGGCAGTGGTACAGATGCACTGAAAATAGTAGCTAGTGCTGAATATAGTTTTACTTTACGTGAATTATTATGTGGACTTTTAAGTGGCGGGGGACTTAAACTGCCTAATATCCAATTGTGTATGCATACAAACATTGCCGCTTTACTGAATATTCCAGGACTACAATCTGATTTAAAAGATGCACTAAATGAACTTCAACAGGGTGTTGAACAATTTATGGATCATACCAAGTTAGACGAAGTACTAGGTAGATTAAATGGAGTGTTAGCAGAAGCACAAAATGTCGCTAATTTAATAAATTTTTGTGCAACACCAGTAGATCCAATTGCTATTCCTAATATGCTTGAACGTGCTATGGGCAGTTTTTTAGGTGCAGGCAAGCAATTAGTAAATGAAATAGGCAGTATTGTGCCAGGACAAACCTGTAGTTGTATTAGTTCAAGTGGAGGCTTTAATAGCAGTGTATTCAATGGAGGTATACTGGGTACGATTGCAAATAATATAAGTGCAATCAATACAGGTACATTAAGTCAAAGTGTGATAGATTCAATTAGAAGTGATATAACAAATGTCACATCTAGTATCACAAATATGATAAACTTTGAAAATAATATTGGTGGTAGTTATAGTCAAGGAGGTAGTCAGTTTGCTAATCCTGACGACGGATGTAATGATCAAGTAGGCGTATTACATAATCCTGCAAGTGGAGGAGTAGCAGGAAATGCAAGACTAATGAGTCAAATGAAAGGATTATACGATAGACTAGGTGCTTATCCAGTCCAATATAGTCTTGGACATACAGATGGTACTCAATATGATTCAAATGGTAATCGTATTTTACAAGGAGATGTTATTGAATATCCTAATATATTTCATCTATTACTAGAACAAAGTTTATTAGATATCATTCAAAAAGATGACAATCCAACACCTGATGTTAATAATCAAGCACCGGTTTTTGATTATTGTGGAAATATAATAGGATACACAAATAATTTTGCACAAAAAGAAACAGCAAACAGCGAAGGTAGCACTCCAACAATACCTAATAGTCCAGGTTATAAAGCAGGAGGTTTGACCACAGATACAAGTAATATTGCAGGCACAAATAGTGCAGTAGGTAGCACTACAGTAATCAATAATTTTAATAATACTGGTAGCACACTATTTGTTGTTAGTACCGAAGCCGCCATGCTAGCGTTAAATGCCGCAACAAATGATATTATTGTAAGAAGTGATATACTAACAATATTCACACGTAAAGATACAAATCTATTTTCAACTGGAACACTGAATGATTTTCAGCAAGGTTCAGTTACCCTAGCAACATTTTTAACTAATCTAAATGCAGAAACTGGTAGTGGAGTTGTGGTTAAAGATAGTGGTATTAGTAGAGCTAGAAAAGTTGTAGGTGGTACTGGGCAAATAAAAATTACAAACGGCGACGGAATTGGTGGAGATATACAAATTGATTTAGAAGATGATTTACGTCTACCAGGAACCGCGGCAGTCAAAATACCAGTTGGAACAACTGCACAAAGACCAAGTACTGAAATGGGAGAAATAAGATACAATTCAGATAATCACCAAATAGAAGCATATTTTGGTGATACAAGTTCTTGGAGGAGTATCAGCGATGATCCAAATGTTGGTACATTGAATAGCAGTATTAATTTAGGTAGCGGTCAACAAGTCTACAAACAAACAAATGGTACACAGTTAGAATTTAGAACTTTAACACAAAGTGGAGGCATTGTTCTTACTACCAGTGGCACTGAAATACAAATTACTGATAGTATTACTAGTGCTAATGTTGGAAGTGGTAGTCAAGTATTTAAACAACGAAGTGCCAATACCTTTCAATTTAGAACTATTACAAGTAGTGACAATAGTGTCACAGTAACACAAGGAACTGACACCATTGATATAAGCGGTGACCCTGATGTTTTAAAAAGTGATAATGCACAAACTACAAATGGCACTGCAACTGCACTACAGTTTAATAGTGCTTATCCAGAACCAAGCACAGGAAAAACATGGTTCTTCAATCTACATGCATTAGGAGTAGCAACTTCAGGAGAAAAACAAGCATTTAAAGTAGAAGGTGTAGTAACAAATGCTGGAGGAACCAAGAGTTTAGTTGGCACAAACAATAAAGTAGACTATCAACGTAGTGGTACAGCTGATTTAGCCCAAACACCTTGGGATCCGATGAATAGCTACAATGCAAGTGATGTAGTTGAATATGATCTTAATACATATACTGCAAATAATACAATTAGTGCAAGTGGAACTAATTTAGATCCTGCACAAGATACTACAAATTGGACTGTTACTTACACAGGCTGGAACGTAAGTGCTGATATAATAGCAAATAATTTTAGAGTTAGAGTAAAAGGTTCCACTGGAAAAACAGTAAATTGGAAAGTAAGATTCACAAAAACTGAAGTATAAATACTAAGTCAATAAAAAAATTAATTTTTTTCTTGACATTCGAGTCATCTTGCCATAAACTCTTACTTATATGTAAGAACTAATGGAGAGATGTCATGGCACATCTATATTTACTATAGGCAAAAGAAAGGCAAAACAATGAGGTCAAAAGACACTGGCAATGGTAGAAAAATATTAGCAAAAGTAGAAGTACCGCTGAGTGTAGATGATATTGCAACATACGCATTAAGATATCTAGACGAAGCTGGAGATGATGATCCTAAAGATACACTACTTAATGCAAACAAAAGACAAATTTTTAATATGGCTAAGAATGCTATATATCGTTGGGGAACTGAAGAACCTAAAGAATATGTGGCAGAACATATGAATGGTCATCTTAAACCAATCCAAACATTAGTAAAGCATAAGTTTCCGGAGTGTGATTAATGGATAATATAATCGATTTCGCATTCGAGCGAGCAAAACGTAAAAGTGGTATAAAAGACCCTGCTTTACTAAAAGATATTCTCAAAGAAGGATACGATCCTTGTAGTGATGTGGATATGACAAACTACTTTGAATGGAAAAAGTTTCAAAGTATTATTATAAATGACGAAGATATTCAACATAATTGGTCTGATGAAGCAATTGAAAGACTATGGAATGATCTTAAAACTTTTGATGCTAATCAAACAGTTTCAGTTGAATACGACGAATTATATCCTAATGATTTATTTTTAACACTAGATCCTGATAAAAAAGGTTGACATCAAGATCTCTTGGTGCTATACTGTTTATAGTTAATAAGGAGTCGTAGACAATGAAATTTAAACTTTTCCAAATACATCTTAC